TAAATATAACCCCAGTGAAAGAGCTGTGGCCATTTATATGGACAAGAATGAGATTGGTAATAGAGAATTTAGCGAACTAAAAGAATTTGCTAAGGAAGCTCTGTTTTCTGATTTAAAAAAAATTGAAGAACAAATAGAGGTTTATGCAAAAGATAAATGATCATTTTACTGAAATAATAGATATAACTCTATACAGATATAACTCGATAGATTTAAAACTATGGGGCATCATATCTAGAGATAATAAATCAAAAAATATGACTCCTAATAGTATGTTAGTATCTAAGGAGCGTATGGAAGTATATTTAAACGCTAAATTTACTAACGATGTCAATAGATTTCGTACAGTGAGCGACGTTAATATACATAAAGAAGCAACATCAATATATTTTATATGGCAGATATTTCAATCCATGCCGAACCTATCATATATTAGAGTTAATCTTAATTCGAATGCTAGCTATAACAGAATTGTTAAAGTAGATCAGGTAAAAACTATCAAGTACGATATTAAAACACTAAGAGGTTCTATGCGTATGTTTGATTTATTCCACGAAGAGCATGAGCTTAAACAGGCAAATAACATTTTAATAAAAGCAGGTCTATTTAAAGAACAAGAGGCTTTTAAAATATTCAAATTAAGAGATTTTTTAAGTGCTTTAGATTTATTTCAAGCTGAACATAACACAGTAGAAGTATTAGGTGTAACTAATGCATTTATACATGTTTTAGAACACCATGAGAATGATAATCCTGACATGCTTTTAATCACGGACTGGGAGTCAGATATATAATAAAAAATAGAAGCGTAAACTTCTTTATCAAATGGCAGTAACAAATTTTACAGCAAACGCAATCGGAGACTATTTCTTCGCTAAATTAAGGGAACCATACACTGACGTAAAGAAAGTACTTGGTTACACTATTCAATTTGGCGTAAGCTCACCTACTAGTATTGGTACAGTACAATTAGTAACTGGATCTAAAACAATAATAGGTACAGGAATAGCATGGACACTTGCTCCTGGCGATAATTTCATTGTAGGTTCTCAAACGTTTACTGTAGATACTATTGTAGCAAATACTATTACTACATTAGAAGATTCTAACATAACAGCAGAAGCTGCAAAATGGTATGAATCTCCAGATGCTGATAATTATTTTAATTTTAAATATAGATGGTCTCAGAATCCTGTAGGTAGTGATGGTGGTGAAATGTCACCTCTAAAACCACTAGGAGCTTCAATCCTTTCATTAGTTTTTGATCCACTTAAGCCATTGTATATAGATGTCCAAGCGGAAGTAGAAAGATTATCTTTATTACATACATTAAGTCTTATATCAATTACATTTGAATTAGAAACTGAATCCGGTACGATCCAATCATGTCCACAATTATGTGTGGATTGTAATGATCCTTACCAAGCAGGATGTACTAATATTGTAATTGACTGTTCAGATCCTATATACGATCCATATAACTTAGCTAAACCATCTGCGATTTATGGTGAAATTAGTGAGTTGGCTTCAGAAATGTGGGGACATCCCACAAAATACTTTAGAGTAGAACCTGATCAAAGATCTAAAGATGTTGTTCTAATGGAATACTCTTTATATAATGTAAAAGAACAAGGAGAAGTAAAGATTATTGTACCAGATAATGCAATGCCTACTAGAGAATTCCAGTATGATATATTTGGAATGGGCTTTGAAGACTTTGAAATCCATATTACAAAAGGCCAAATGGAAAAAGCATTCGGTACTAATATTGCCCCAAGACCAAGAGATTATATGTACGTTCCTGTAATGAATAGAATGTATGAAATAAGCTCTGTTAGTTTTGCTGATGAGTTTAATCAGTCTATGACTTACTGGAGAGTAATGTTAAAGAAATACGAAGAGAGAACTTCAACACTTCACGATACAGACGCTACCGGTGTGGCATTAGAAGCAACGCAAGACGCACTATATACTGGAGTTGAAGAAGTATTTGGAGAAGAAATTAAAGACGAGTACAGACAGTCTACCAAACCAGAGCAATATCAAACAATGTTCTCAGAAGTAGGAGATGGTATTAGAGAAAGAATCCATAACTCATTAGTAATCAGTGATAAAGAAATTAGAAATAAATGGACTATTATCGCTAAGAACACATACGATTTAGAAGCAGTAAAAGATTTAGGTATTGAATGTTTAGTATACAAGAAATATTCTCAACTAACAGCTGATAAGAATATGGCATTCTCTGCATGGTTTAAACCTAACTTTACAAGCGCATCTGCAGAGCAAACTCTATTCGATGGAAGAGTTGGACAAAAAGGATTTAAACTAACAGTTAATTCTACTCATGTCAAAGCATATATTAACGATATTACAATGTCTTATCCGTTTACAGTACAACCAATTAATGGAGAATGGTATGGTATAATCTATAACCTAAATAATACATATAGCAATACATCTGCTAATGTGTATCAATTAAACCCAAAAAGTAATACATTAACAAATATGTCTATTTCAGATACATTAATTAATGTAATGGATCAAAACTTTGAACTAAGTGCACAACAAGGCTGGGTTACTACTCAGAAATATTCTCTAATGCCAGGTAAGTTAGCAATGACCAACATTAGATTATACACTAAGATTATTGGTAAAGACCAACATACGAATATGCTACAACAATATATTGTTAGAGATAATAGACTAACACATATTATTGATAACGCAGTTCCTTCAATACAATTAAGAAAGTATAACCAGAACAGGTAATCAACGTAACAAAAGATGTTACATAATTTGTTAGATATATACAATATAATATCATAATATGAGCGAAAGCGAGAAGAAGAAATCAATAGCAGAACAAGCAGATGACATTAGGTTAGAGTTAGATGCATTAATTGGAGATAGTCCAATGGATGTTGAGAACGATCCTAGAGATTTGCCAATTCAAGCTAAACCTACTGCATTAGCACCAAAAACTAATTACGCAGAGTTAAAGTCTTCGGCAACTAAAAAAGCTCAAAAGACTATTACAAGTTTAATGAAGTTCTATCTTGATGCAGATATTATCGAGAAGGATGATTATATAGCGGCTAAAAAGAGGATGGACGAAATGACTATGGCGTCTTTAATCTACCAACTACAAGCCGGCGAAAAAGCCTTAACGACTCTATTAGAAACAATTGACTCTGGAGAATTAGCACCTAGAATGTTTGAGGTACTAGCTACTCTACAGAAATCAATGTTAGATATTATTAAGTCGCAAACCATGTATTTAATGGCAGCGGAAGAGGGTACTAAAAGAATCGCTAGAGATTTAGAAATTTACCAGAAGAGAGCTAACACATCTGAAATCGAAGGTGCTGGTGGAGACACTAGCAATAAAAATATCCAAAGAGGTACAAAAGACTTAATGGCTGCAATTCAAGCAGGTATTCAAAGTGGTAACTTAGAAGATATTGAAGATGCAGATATAGAACCAACAGAAGAATCATAAATGTCAGACGGAGTAGGAGATAATAAATGGATCCCAAAAGAGGAGGGTAACACAGATGCAGCTGACAGGATCGTTTGGTCGACCAGGCAGATTGATGATCTGTTAGTGGCCATGGATCAGGGTTATCGACCTAAGATTAAGTTGCCGTTCTACGAGGGTAGACAGTTTCTAAAGAAGGGTAATATTGTATTTGAATATACCGATGATGAAATAACTGAGCTAGCTAGATGTGCCAAGGACATTGTCTACTTTGCAGAAAAGTATGCAGTTGTAATGACTGATGAAGGTATTCAGCAAGTAAAGTTAAGAGATTACCAAAAAGTTATGTTGCGTAATTTCCAGAATGATAGATTTAATATCGTTCTTGCTGCTCGACAAATGGGTAAGACAGTAACAGCCAGTATATTTAATGCATGGTATGTTACATTTAATATGGATAAGAATACCCTATTACTTGCCAACAAATCTGATTCAACAAAAGAAATTATTGATAAAGCCAAAACAGTAATAGAGAACTTACCGTTCTTTATGAAACCTGGTATTATTAAATATGATGTAATGAATGTAAGGTGTGATAATGGTTGTCGTCTTATTGGACAATCAACCACAGCAAAATCTGGTATTGGATTTACGATTCATAATTTATACCTAGATGAGTTTGCACACATCCACCCATCAATCGCTGAATCTTTCTATGAAAATGTATATCCTACATTATCCTCATCTAAAGTATCAAGGATTACAATTACATCAACACCAAACGGATTTAATAAATTCTATGAAATATATGCCGCAGCAGATCGTGGCGATAACGAATACTTAGCAACGAGAATAGATTGGTGGCAACACCCAGACAGAGACGACGCATGGTATAAAAGAGAGCTTGCTAACCTAGGCTCGATCGAAGGCTTTAATAAACAATACGGAAATGAATTCGTTAGTTCATCTAATCTACTATTAGACCCAGTAGATATGAAAAAGATGAGAAAAAGAATGAAGCCATACGTTTATCATGACTTTGACGAATTTGACTATATTAGTATCGATGTTAAAGGCTTCTTAGAATGGGATCCTGCTTTCGATATTGAAACATGTGCAGATAAAGAGAACTTTTGGGTTTTCTCTGTAGATATTGCAGAAGGTAATGGTGGTGACTCATCAGTTATCAATGTCTTTAAAGTTGAGCCTATGAATAGTAACGAAATAAAAAATGTTATTAATCCAGGGGCAATGTATGATTTCTTTAAATTTGAGCAAGTAGCGAGGTTTAAATCTAATGAGCATGTAATTGAAGATTTTGCAAAAGTACTTTATACCCTCGCAGTTGATATATTTAACTCCGAGAATGTAAAGATGATTGTGGAGTATAATACTTATGGTACTGTATTATTTCAATACCTAAGAAGTATATTTCCACAAAGAAATGATTTTGATGATGAGATGGTTGTTAAGTTTAAACACAGACATGACTCTAAAACATTAAAGCCTGGTATAAAACTAAAATCTGACAACAAAGCAATCTTCTGTCAAAACTTTGCCAAATTGTATAAGATAAATAGATTAGATTTAACTGATGAAGTTACAGTAACAGAAGCATCTTTATTTGGTGTGCTACCAAATGGCAGTTATGGTGCTCAAATGGGGAACGATGATATCATTATGACCTGTATTACTGCGACCGAATTTTTTAACACAACGGATTATGCAGATTTCGTTGAGGAGATGTTAGATTTCATAGATCCTAGTGTTCACAACGAGATGGAAGGCATCTTATATAAGGACAGTGACCAACAAGGAGATTTACAATATGATATTTATGACCTACTCAAATAAATTTGCAAAAAGACAAGGATATATAATAAAAGAACAAAAAAATAACAACTAAAAGATTATGGCATTAAGTCCTCAATTACTACAGTTCAAAAGCTCGGGCGTATATCGTTTAGAGTTTGACAAATCACAAACCGTGAACATCCCTGCAGAAACTATTAGATTAGTGGTAGGTAGATCTAACAAAGGTCCTTACAACACTCCGGTGTTAGTAGAAGATGTTGAACAATTTAAAAATGTATTCGGTGGCGTAGACAAGTCACTAGAAAAGAAAAACATGTTTTTCCACAGATCAGCTATTGAAGCTTTATCTAGGGGACCAATTTTAGCATTAAACTTAACTGCTGCTGATGCTGACGATCAAGTATCGATATTATCTCCAGCAACTAATTCTTCTTCGGAAGGTTTATCTGCTAATACTATTCAATCATCTGCAATCACTGGCGGTAAGAAATTCAGTGATGTATTTGATACTGATAAGTTTTGGAATCCTTCAGACGAGAAATTATTAGTCGCTGCTGCAGAAGATACAAATCATGGTATCTCTTTTGTAAACATTAAACAAGATCCTATTACAGTTATCATCAGACAAGCTGCTGATACTAGAGGATTTGAATTAACTGCAAGAGAATGGTACGGAGAAACTAACATTCCAGAAGGCGTTGATGCTGATGAATACGTATCAGACTACTTAGTAGATGTATTTGTATTCAAAGGAAAATTCGATTCTGCTGAATTAAACAATGATCCTAACTACGGAGACTACTTTGATAACAATGGTTTATTAAAGTCAGAATTTGCTAAATTCGCTGGATTAAGAGAAGTAACTCTTTTAGCACAATATAATGGATTATCTTTAATTCCTGAATTTATTGATGCTGAAGGAAATCAAATGTACATCGAGACTCTAATTAACATGGAGGCTAGAAGAACAGGTTTATTCTGTGCTGTACAAGAAGATGCACTTACTGACATCGATTTAATTGGTAATGATTTTGATATCTACCAAGATTACGAAGTATTATCTCACAAAGTATTACAAGAAAAAACTAATGTTATTGTTGATTTAACTTCTCTATCAAGTATAGTTACAGTTAATGGTGCTATCTTAACATTAAGTGGAGGATCTGCAACTGCTGCAAACATTGCACCAGAAATTACTGATGCTAAATACTTACAAGGATCTGTTGCTGGCGAATATGTCAAAATAGATACAATAGAAGATATAGGTGGTGAAGTAGTAATTACTGCATTAGCTGATATCTCTAAAGGTTACGAAAAGTTTAGTGCTGCTGTAGCTGCAACATGGAATTCTCCAATTGCAATTACTGTTGATGGTAACGGTAACTTAGTATTATCTGCTGCACCATTTAATTATGGAGAGCTTCAAGGTAATGCTGGATATTACTTATTATCTGAAAATGCTGGCGAATACATCGAAATCAACACTGTTGATGTAGATAACGTAACAGGTATAACAACTGTATCTCCAGCGGGTAACGTTGGATTTAGTGCTGATTATGCAAATGCTACTGCATCTGATTTAGCAGTTTGGAAACAAACTGTAAATACTCAATTTGACGTATGGACATTAGCTCCTAACGAAAGAACAGAAATGTTACCAACACTTTCAAGTGGATGGAGCTGGACTGATAACGGAGCTGGAGCATTTACTTACTCTTACACAGGAGTTGGTGTATTAAACACTGCCATCAAAGTAGGAATGTATATCCCAGGAGACGGTGGAAAACTAGCAAGAGTTAAGAAAATTGTTAAAGAGTTTAGCAATGGTGAAACAAAATATAAATTTTTCACACACAGAGCAATTTCTGTAAGACCTGCTTATGCACTTAAAAGATACGAAGATGCTTCAGGATTCTACAAAACATTCCCATTAGAAGGATGTACGCAAACACCTAAGAAAATTGCAGAGTTAATGGCAGCAATTAAGCCAGGAACTGGTTTAGGTAATGCATTAGTAGATAAAGACAATATTACATTTAGATATGTAGTTGATACATTCGGATCATTAGAAGATGGTGGAATTTTAAACAAAGAGGAATTATCTTTCTTATGTAAAGAAAGACAAAACGCTGCAGCAATTCTTAACGCACCTATGGTGAAAGAACTTAAAGCGGCAACTAACCCAACGTTTAAAGATTCATTTGCTCCTTATGGATTTAATGTACGTCACGTTGCAACTGGAGGTAATTTAGATACTAACCCATCTGCTCTTTACACATTACCATCGATCAATGAAGGTGCGAGTTACGCATTCTACTACGGTCCTGGACTTAATGTAATAGAGAATGGAAGAACTAAAGTAATTCCACCAGCAGCATACATATCTAACAATTATATCGATAAGTATTTAGATGCTTTACCATGGTCAATCATTGCAGGTCCTAGAAGAGGAGTTGTAGGAGGAACTGGAGTACAGTCATTAGAATTCGCATTCGATAAGAATGATAGAGATATACTTGAGCCATTTGGTTACAACCCAATCGTATTCGAAAGAGGCGTAGGACTAACGATCAAAGGTAACAAGACTGCACAACAAGGAGTTCAATCAGCTTTATCTTCAGCTCACGTAAGAGAGGTATTAATTTACATTGAAGATGGACTAGCAGAAATCCTTAAGAATTACCTATTCGAGTTTAATACAGCTCAGACTAGATTAGAAATTAAAACTTTAGCAGATAACTTTATGGAGTCAGTTAAGAAAGATCAAGGTGTTTACGATTATAGAAACATCATGGACGGAACTAACAACACTAACGATGTTA